AAAGGCGTACGAAAAAAGCGAAGATCCAAAATATGTAGAGGAAAACGATCTCCCGATCGATTATCATTATTACTTTGTAAATAAATTTTTGACTCCTGTGTGCGATCTATTGGAACCACTTTTTGATAACGTCAAACAGGAAATTTTTGGCGAAATCATAGCTCAACACAAACCACCACCAAAGAAAAAAGAAAAGGGGCTTTCATTGAGTACCATGAAGAAGGATCAACTTATCGAAGAATGTAAAAAAATGGGTCTTGATTCATCTGGAAAGGTCACGGAATTGAAAGAGAGGCTTAAAATCGCTATAAAAGAAAATGAAAAGGGTCAATCTGTTGAAGAGTTATTTAAAAACTACGAGAGTAATATTATCAAGTCATGAGTCTTAACGATGATATATCCCGCATGATAGATGAAGAGGTAAATAGGCGTTTTCAAGCGGAGATAAATACATACATAGAAAAGATTTCAAAAATTCACGGAATTTCTATAGAACTTTTAGTTCGTGATTTACCCACACATGTAGGTAAAAATACAAATGATATGATTTGTAAAGGTATTAAACTCGATGGTAAACGATGCACTCGTAAGGGTAAATTTGATGGGTATTGTGCAAACCACTTACACCAAAGTAAAAAAATAGAACCAGTTGAGATTAAAAGAAGTAACACACATACACACAGTCTTTCGGAGGGTTATACAGCCGGATGCCCGGGCTGCGAAATTGGCTCAAAGAGACTTAGAGATTTAAGTACCATGCTATGTAATGAGTAAAACAGATATTCTACTAACATCAATAAATAATTTTTACAATGAAGAAAAGAATAGAACAATATTAAAGAATATACTAGACAAAAAGAGTGGTATCTCTCTTAGAAATATTGAATGGTTTATCACGAATTATTCTAAGAAAAACAATGTGTCTTATACAACGAGTGATGGTAAACAATTTTTAGTTCATTGTGCTTACAAATCATCTTTAGATGGGTACAGTAAAAAATTATTTGATCCATTTTGCAGATCAGATAAATTTGAGTATACCATTCCAGGTTCAAATGAACAAATTCAAACAACCTTGGCACAATTAAATTTCATTAAGTGGTGTATAAAAAATGACATCCTTGACTATATCAGTGATAACAAAACGAGATTGTTCAATAAGCAAGTTGCATAAATCCATTTTCAAACGTAAATGTTTGATACCCTGTACAGTACATATGTAATGTATAACTTTCAGTCAAAATTGGCTCCAATTGGATATCAATGTTCGTCTTTTCTGACTGTATGTTACTAAAATCTAAACTACCCGAGGGTTCTATGTTCATGGGATTCATCGAAAAGGAATATGTATAAATATTTCTTATAGGTCTCGACAATCTTTTTTGAAATGGAACCAGATATTTGTAAAATGAATGATTTGTAGATGTTAAATTTGGCAACCTATTTCCATTTATATGAAACTTTGCATCATACATGACTGGCGAGAAGAATGTATATGTTTGATCAAAGTTTACGTTTGATGAAAAATTAAAACGATTGTGAATGTAAAACTTACCTTCTTCCGTCTCACTTGGTTCTTTAATTACGTCCTCATTTTCAAACAACGAATTTCTAAAAAACCAATGAATACATTTTACTGGTATGTTTGCGACTATATTGTTTTTTATCGCATGCTTTCCAACTTCTGTCACGGTACTGGGATGTCTTTTTACTACATCTGTAATTAACATTTGCTTCTCTTTCATAAAATACATGCGTTCATTTGCGGGAATGGTTATCTCTTCAGTTACTATTTCAAAGTTTGTGAGAGATATAGAATTGGGAGAGTCTGTAAAAAAGCTTTGTTTATGGAAATTGAACTCAAACTCGAGTTTTTGTTTGTAAATCGCACATAAAGGAAAGTAAGGTCTATTGGGTTTATTCGAAGAGTAATCGTCACTAGCATACTTTCTAGAAAAAAAGAAATGCAAAGGTATTACCAATTCAGACTCATATTCTGCAAAGGCTGCACCGCCATCTGAACTATCATACGGAAGACCTCTATTTAAAAGATATCTATTTGCTATCTTTTCTGTAATTTCTGAATACAGTTCGTCATATATTATAGACCAATCATCGTAGTATGTTTCCACTTCAAGTTCGTCAACGCGCATGACAACACTTTCTATCAAATGACGTCCAAGTTGGTCGGCATAGTTTTGGGGGGCTGTTAATGCGGGTATCTTTATGCGAACGTACATGTTACTCAAAAGATCACCCATATTTTGAGGATTAAATGTCACCTTTATCTTTTCTCCAAAAGGCCATGTACTTTTAATGTTTGGATTCGAGACATTTGTCACCCTGTGGTATTTTCTAAAATCTGCATGGCGACGTTCGGTGTAATCAAATAAAGAATCATTTAAATTTTCACTTATTAAATATCTATCTTGTTTACCAAGTGCATTCAAAGCAACGATGGCAGCGGTGCGTGCCCCGGAAGGCTCACCCATATCTACTATTGCTTACATATTTTTAATATCCGTTTTCCACATATCAATATGACTAGTGTTTTTCATAATTTCGAGTTCATCCCTGGCTTGGTTTGATTCTTTGAGGAGTTCCTTGACACATTCTTCGGTATATTGCACGGTCTTGATATTGAGAAGATAATCGAAACTGTTGTTGATTCGTGGGAAAATACCAGCCAATTGTCGCTCAAGATCATCCTTCTTTCTTTTGAAAACTACGATGTCCCCGTTGATGACCATGGTGACAAACTTAGATTTATAGCCGCACATGGTTGCTTTGGTTTCGAGAACTTTGAGTAAGTGTTCCTTTCTTTTGATGTAGTGATCGGATCGAAGCTTTACAAAGTCTTTGAGAATTTCTTCGGGACTCGTGTATTTATGAATACCCTTCTCTGGGTGGAACAAGTGCATGTTGGATGTATGGAACGACTTTCTTAACTTGAGGTCTTTCACGAGATCCTTTCCGTTGTATCCAAATATTTCGAAATCAACATCTTCGGTTGTGGAATTGTTTGTGAACCCCCCAATCAACTTCTTTTCAACAAGTCCATCCAAGTATTCCTTGTAATCTTGTGTCCATCGTCCTGGTGGTAATTCGGTGATTACAATATTTGTACCTGACCACTTCCAAACACCTTCCATCATCCATGTGTCCTCCTCCTTGTGAACCATCCCCTTGAAACCTCTAAACCATGGTCGCATAGGTACGATAGCCTTGCCATCAAGAACTCTCTGGATATTATCCTTGATATCCTTGGGGTTGAAGGGTGGTACATAGCAACTAAATCCAGTTCCAATACCCTCCGTACCATTCACGAGCACAAGGGGGAGCGTTGGCATATAGAAGTCTGGTTCAATCCGACGACCATCATCTTCCAAGTAATTGAGAATTGGGTCATCACGGGGATCAAAGATCTTGCGGGTCTCCTTGGATAACTTGGTGAAGATGTAACGCGTTTGTGACGCATCCTTACCACCCATAAGACGAGTACCAAACTGACCACACGGCTGAAGTAAGTTGATGTTGTTTGAGCCCATATAGTCATTCGCCAACTTCACAATAGTATCTGCGAGGGAGACCTCACCGTGATGGTAGGAGGACTTATCCGCAACATATGCCGCCAATTGCGCCACCTTCATTTCATCTTTGAGATTCTTATGAAAGCACGCAAACATCACTTTGCGTTGTGAGGGTTTGAGACCATCTGCCATATGGGCAATAGAGCGTTTGAGATCCGCCAGACTGAAGTTAACCAAGTCCTTATGGATGAAATTGGTGATGTCCAACTTCTTGATTGACCCGTAGGAAACCTCGAGGTCCTTTGCCTCCTTCGCGGTACTCTCGAGGAGCCAGGTCTTTCGGTCATCCGCCTTCTTCTTGTCAAATGCGAGAACGATAGATTTATCTGTCATAATATCCATATCAAACTTGACGGTGAGATCTTGGATCTTCTTGAAATACTCTCGAGCCTCGGCAGACGTTGACGTACCCAAACCCTTGTAGTACTTAATTCTCCACCCCGCTTGTCCATTGCCGTACCAGGTACGGAACGCGGAGTCTGTGTAGAACGACTTCACAGTGGCACCCTTCGTAGCCTTGATGATTGGTGTCACCATAGAGACAACAAAGCCCAACTTGAGTAAACTTGGCCAGAAATAGTGAATCATATTGAGAATGAGACCCTTGATGTGTGAACCGTCATTATCGGCGTCTGTCATAATCATCAGACGTCCATAGCGAAGTTCAGATACACTGGTGTATTCCTTACCCTGTTGGAGACCCAAGATTTTCTTGAGATCATTAAACTCTTGATTGGATGTGAGTTGCGCTACAGAGGCATCCCGAACATTTTTACACTTCCCACGAAGGGGGAAGACACCATAGTGATCGCGACCAACCACAGAAAGACCCGCGACTGCGAGAGTCTTCGCAGAATCCCCCTCCGTCACAATGAGAGTACAATTCCCAGATTGTGCTGTCCCAGCCTTGTTCGCGTCGTCCAACTTGGGAATACCCGTAATCTTGGACTTACGGGTTCCATCAGACTTTGAGAGTTCCTTCATCTCCTTGAACTTGGAGAGTGCCAAGAGTTCATCTTGAATACCAGTCTTGAGGGCATTC